ACCTACTACATTACCAGCTAGTTGGGTAACATTGGCCTGGGGAAATCCAATAATCTCTACCTTATCTGCAGCTGTGACAGCAGTTGCCAGTGTGAAACTGGATGAAGAAGTCTCAGTAAAGTCAGTTGCCAGTGTTTTCTTAATCCCATTCACAAACACCAGCAGAGAGTTTGAACCTACCGCATAGGTGAAATTGGTGATGTTAAAAAGAGTTTGTCCGTTGGTAGGCACAAACACCTGAGGTATCAAAGTACCCGAGACATTCACATTTAACTGAGATCCACCACCAAAGAGATTTGTCATATTAGTAGCCTACGGCCAGTATGTTAGAAGTTTTAATCATTGCAACTTGCTCTGCTACCATCCCACGATATGCGGCAGCTTCGTCATCTTTACCAACTGCCTTGAATACAGTAGCTGCTGCATCAAATATGATTGCATATGGATGATCTTTAGCTACCCAAGAATTGAATCCAGGCACTGTAATATCTGGATTTAGATAGCAACTATAGAGATAATATTGCTCAGCTGTGTCAGATTTAATATTAAGGTAAGCACCTGCTGCGTAATAAATATTTGTTTTCTCTACTTTATAGCGGTCTAATACTAATTCTGGGAGAATCAAATCGAGGAATCTTCCAGGTACGCCGGCCACATTATCGTACTTGCGCAAATATTTATTAGCTCTCCAGAGAGGTATCAGAGAGCGATAATCTAACTGTTGAATGTAGGTAGAAGTATTGAATGCAATGCCAGTTTCAAATATATCTTTGTAATAATAATCTGTCTGATGCATCTTGAGAGTAGCAGATTTGATAGCCGAAAGTGTTTCAGCCACTCGGTCAGATCGGCCAGTGATTGTGTAAACTTCCGCTATCAATTCTGCTAATTGCATTTTACTTACCTGTAGAGATTGGGAGATTCATCAAACGCGCTGCAAGACCTTCTCCAGATCCACCAATTGCTGCAGGCGCAATGTCATGGGTACTTGCAGGTTTCAATGCAGCTTGGGAAGAACTGCCCATATCATTCTTTGGGTCAGTAGCTGCTGCCATCTCTGCAAGAATCTCTTCTCGCATCTTCTGCTTCAGCAATTCTACTGGAGTTGCAGCATTCGAATCTTCCTCCATATCTGTTGGATCTATGAACAGATGAGGATGCCCAGTCTTAATTTCTTCCTCAATCTCAGAAATTTCAGAGGCGATAGATGTGACAAAGCGGCCCTTAACAAAGACCGCTGATTTGCCATTCTTGAAAATATAATTTACCGAAGGCATACTTGCCTTGAATACTTTTGAGATCATGATTGTTTCCGTAGGGTTGATAAGGTGCTAGTTTTTATTTTCCGCAGAACTAGCAAACTGCGTACCCTAGGAGGAGTCTTTACTAACCAGATTAACCAGCTGCGGCTGCAGTCAAGTTATACACAATGCTATTGGCAGGAGGATTCTTGATAACGCAGGTAACTTCGGTTGTCAGAGTTCCACCAACTGCATCAATGCCGTTATCGCTAACATCGTTCTCAGTTTCGCCGGGCATGTTAAACTCTTTATTCTGAGTCTTACGATCGCCGAGATAAGCCAAGCGGAAGGTGGAAAGATCCACAGCAACTGCCATCTTGCTCCAAGAAGTATTGGAGTTAAACAATGGATGCTCAATCATGCGGAAAGTTCCGCGAGCAGTTTTGAAAGTGGAGAATTGCAGACCGTAGGAAGTCTGACCATCCACAATGTAGTAAGTACCATTCAAGCGACCGATGTTATTAATAACTCGCTTGGCAGTACCACCTACAAACAGAACTCGCTCATTAGCAACTTTAGGGTCAGTTGCTTGATTGAACACTGGATCGAGGAAACCTTCCAACTGAGTGTAGTTGGTAGTACCACCAGCGGTGTTAACGTTAACTGCACTGAAATAAGAAGGGTAGTAGGAAAGATTACCAACAATGTTAATCAGTCCATCAAAGGTGCGGAATGGTTGTCCGTTACGCGAACCTTGCGACTTCTGGCCAAAGAAGATATTCTTTTCAATGTCAGCAGCGTGGAAACCAGCACAATCTTGCCGCGATTCTGCCACGTTGGTCTCACCAGCAATCATCATGGTAGCACGAACAGAATCCGTGATTGCCCAGGTATTACGGAAAATCTGAGTCAGATTGGTAATACGAACTGGGTTGATGATAAGAGACTGAGGACGTACAGAACCTTCTTCGAATGCATTACCAACTTGGTAAGCATTGACAGTAGCTGCAATGTTCTGCGCACTAACAGTACCAATTGCACGCTGCACAGATACTTGAGTACCAGAGATAATAGCATTGATGAGAATGTTCTCACCAGTGGTATCAACCCGCATAATCATGCCAGGCAGAATGTTGGTAGTATTGGTAACAGTGAAAGTTGTATCAGCAGCTAGCTGGCCGCCTGCACCAATAGTAATCTGAGGAAACAACATAGTTTTTGTGAAGAAACCATGCTCAGATTGTACTGCCGTATCAGTTGGCAACATAGAAGTCATACCAAACAATGGTGCAGTACCATTGGGCATGAGACGAGTAATCATCCCAGCAAAACTCTTCTTTGCAAGATCTTGCGTGAGTTGACCGGAGTTGAAAATACCAGCGGACATTTTAGTTTTCCTTTAAGAAAGAGAGATTAATAGTTTGTAGCTTACAGCAGACCTTGGCCCAAGCCAATGATAGACACTGAAGGAGTAAATGCCAGAGCATTAAGACTCAGAGATGCTGTAGCATTAGCAGACAGAGTAACACCAACACCTTGCTGCACACTGATAACAGTGGTAGAAGCAGGGATGTTAGTACCAGTGACTGACATACCAACAGACAGCAGAGAAGTTTGGAACTGAGTCAGTCCAGTGATAACTGCGCTAGCATTGGTTTGAGTAGCTGCGAAAGTCTGTGCGGGAGTACCGTTCAAAACAGTCAGCAGATAATCTTTTACCGAAGATGCATTGACGTTACCGTTCGCAGCGATAGTAACACCGGCGCCAGCTGCCAAAGTCATGGCAAAAGCTACAGTGTTAATAAAACGCATACGGAAAGTCAAACCTGGCTGTACTGCATTACCACTAGAAATACCATTGGTAGGAGATTGCTGGAAAGAGTAGTTAGCAATCAAAGCTGCAATGATGTTAGCAGCAGAGTCAGTGGTATCAGTGTAACCGCCAGCTGGGCCAGTGCGATTGATAATACCGGAAGTTAGCAAAGCTGCGGTAAGTGTACCAGCTCCAGCAGTTGTAAGAGGAGCAAGAAGCTCACCACCTCCCAGAACATCTCCCGGAAACATTTGCCGTTGCAAAGATCCGTCGTAAACGACAGGTTTCAAAATCATAAAAAACTCCTATATAGAAAAGAAAGATTAGTTAAAGAACTTTTCCCAATCCTCAGATTTAGCTGCTTTTGCCGCATGACGGGAAGCTGCTGTCTCTACCGGCTTGGGTGCAAATACCTGACCCAGACTTGCGAAGTAATCATTAACTTGCGATTGAATCTCTGCAGAAGTTGCATTGGGATTCTTACCAGTCAATTGATCTGTCAACGCAGAAACTAGGGGAGTAAGAGCGGGATTGGAAAGAAGGGGATTTTCGGCTACAAGATTCTCGTTTACAGAGAATTTGCGTACCATAGAGGGGAGATTTTTTGCAAAGTTTTCTTGTTGCCGCGCCATCGCTTGGTCTACAATTTTGGTAGTAGCAAATGCTGATTGCGCGTAAACACTCTGTGCAACTTTATTCATAGATTCTGCGAAAGCTTTTACAGCTCCTTCTCCGCCTGCTGCAATTGCTTGCATTTGCTCAGGAGAGATTGTTTTTGCAAAATCTACTTGCCCTGCAGATTCCATCAGTTTCTTAGCATCAATGTTTCCGAACATTGGGCCATCTGTTGAATCTCCAGGCTTAACAGTAGTTTGCCATACGTCTTTGAAAGCATCTAGTGGGGATTCTACCGGAGTTGCAGCTCCTTGGGCACCTGCAGGAATTACGCCATTTGGAGCAGTTTGTCCAGATGAATTAGTTCCAGGGAGAGGTTGGCCAGGTTGGTTAACTTGGGTAGGAGATCCTTGTGGCTGCCCATTAGCTGGCGCAGAGGTAGGTGCTGTACGAAAGAGAGACATGATATCCATGATGATTTCCTAGTAGGTTGTTGGAGAGAGTTGGAGAAAGGATTTATAGGTCAGGGGAACTACGTAACTGCTGTTCAGATA